TCATGCAGCTATTCCTTTACCTATCATGTCCACAGCCGCCTGGTGGGCCTGCGGCTGCCATTTTGCGTACACCTTCTCCACCTGCTCCACGGTGTTCCCGAGCACGTTGGCGATGATCCACAGCGGCACGCCTTCACGGGCCATGCGGGTCGCAGCCGTGTGTCTGAACACATGCGGCGTGACCCCATCGACCTTGGCGCGCTTGCCGATCAGGCGCAACGGTTCGTTGATCTTCCCGCCCCCGCCGATGACCCACTCGTCCGTCCGCTCGGTGTACATCCGCTCCAGCACCGGCCGCAGCCGAGAAGAGATCGGCACGCTGGCCTTCCGCTTCCGGCTCTGCTTGGCCCCGGGCGGCAGGAAGTGGATCACGCCCACCTCGAAGTCCACCTGCGACCAGCGCAGATCCTGAATGGCGGTGCGGCGGGCCGCCGTCTCGGACGCGACCCAGATGAACTTCCAGACACGGCTCATCTCCGGCGCGGCCGCCAAGACCCGAGAGGTCTCCTCTGCGGACAGCCACCGGTCCCGCGGAGGCGACTGCTCCGGCAGTGGCCCGAGCGCAGGCGTGTCGTTGACCGACAGTGTCCGCCGCTTCACGGCGTGATTCCAGACACCACGCAGGAGCGACAACTCCAGCCGCAGCGTGGACGGCGCCACCCCGCGCGAGCGGCCATATTGGCGCTCAAGCGCGTCGGTGATCTGCGCGGGCCGGAGATGCCCGAAGGCCGGCTCCAGATGCTTCCATGCGACGGATACCCGATCCGGCGCGTCATTCCCGTACTTGGCTGCCCAGAGTTCCGCCACGGTCGGGACGGCGTTGAACGCCTCCTCGGTGGCTTCCAGCGTCAGCCACTCATCGAAGAAAGCCTGCGCTTCAGCCAGCGTTTTCTTGCGAGTGCTCGCGCGGAGGCTTCGGCGGCCTTCTGACCAGTGGATGTACCAATACCCATTCTCGGCTGGCCTGCACTCGTACCAGCGGCCCCGGGCGTGTTTGCGGATCGTCTGCATGTCTGTTCCTCCAGGTATCGCTTCACTTCCTCCTCCGCGATCTTCACGGGCCGACCCGGCAGATAGGCCAGCGCGCCAGACGCGCGGAGTCGTTTCACCGTCGCAGGATGGCACCGCAGAATCTCGGCCACCTCGTCCTGCGTCAGCAGCTTCATGCGCGCTCCGCCATCTTCATCGCGTCGGCGGTGACGAGCTGGATCACCTGCGCGGCCGTCTCGACCGTGACCAGCCTGTTGACGTGCAGCCACGCCGTGTTCGGGGCGCCAGAGGAGACCTTCATGGAAAGAGACGAGTGGTCACTTTCAATCGCAGACATGGCCGCGTTTGGCAGCAGGTCGGTCGGCTGAACGCCGAGGGCGTTGGCCAGCTTCTGCAAGGCCGAGGGCGACGGCAGGACGGTGCCGCGGACATAAGTGCTGATGGCGTCCCGGCGCAGACCGGACTGGCGGGCCATCTCCGACTGGTTCCAGCCGCGGTTGATGATCTCGGCGTGCAGCCGGCGGCCGAACTCTTCCTTGGTGAGCGCCTTGGGCGTCAGGGTACTGCCGGGCTCTCCATCCAGATGAAATCGCGAAGTACGTGCCATGAATATCCTCCTGTGTAGTATGGCTCAGATTGTTTCCGTATGCTGAATGTATGTCATGTCTGGAATATGCGCAAGATGTCTGTTGACATTTTGTCCGACGCTGTGCGAAAGGATAAAAGCAGAGCAAACGGATGGGTTTGGATGCTGGACGTACGGGCGATTTTTGAGGAATTTGGCGGAACGCGCCCGCTCCACGAAACACTGGTGGAGAGGCTGGGCGATCGCGCCCCACCTCTCGACACGGTGCGGAAGTGGCTGGAACGGAACAGCATCCCCGGCGAGTGGCTGTTGGCCATTCTCGCCTTGCGCGAAGTGAGCGCCGCCCGTCCGGTTTCAGTGCTCGGCTTTGTCACAGGGGATGGTGAATGGCAAACTTTGAGAAAGAAGCATACGCTTACTGGCGGGTCTCCCTCAGTGTTCGACTGAGCTTGGCACCGGTCCGCACGCTGGACGACGACATGGATGACTTGTCTGTTTTGGCGCAATACACCGACAGACCGCAGATCGCGGACCGGTGCGGGGAATTGCGGCGGTTCTATGACAACAAGGTGGTGATGGAGCGTCAAGTCGCAAGACGGCTCGCGGAGCGGATGGGCGCATGAAAATCCTTGGCGTCGATCCGGGCGGTAGTGGTGCTCTCGCACTGCTCGACGGGCCGCGCCTCGTGGCCGTGGAGGACATGCCTGTCTTCATGGTGCGGCGCGGCAAGTCCGACAAGCCCGAGATCGACGTGCATGGGCTGATCGCGCTGCTGCGGGAATGGGAGCCGGAGTGCTGCTGGTTTGAGCGGGTCGGCGGCTGGGACGGCCAGTCGGCCCCTGCGGCTTTCAACTTTGGCCGGATTGCCGGGATGTGCGAGGCGCTGGTGAAGGCGTCGGGTGCCCGCTTTGAGTTCGTTTCGCCTCACATCTGGAAAGGTGCGATGAAACTGGTCAACGCTGGCAAGGACGATGCGTTGGTTTTGGCGAACAACATGTGGCCTCACATGGCCGACAAGTTCCGCCGCAAGAAAGACGATGGCCGGGCCGAGGCGGCGCTTATCGCCGAATATGGCCGGCGCGAGTTTATGAAGCAGGGGATCTTCGCATGAAACGCTCCGACGTGCTCGCCGCAGCCGACAAGCTCATCAACGGCGATCGGCAGGCCAACTACGGGCCGCCGCAAGAGAACTTCGCCCGCATCGCCGCAGGCTGGTCGGTGATCCTGAAGACCGACGTGACGCCCGAACAGGTGGCCCTCTGCATGGCTTGGCTGAAGCTGGCACGCCTTGTAAACGGCCCGCACGATGATTCCTACATCGACGGGGCAGCCTACATGGCCCTTGCCGCCGAGTTGTCTGAAATGAAGGGTTGACATACACCAGACATACGTCATACATACGTTTGCGCTGAGTGACTGCTGAACTGGAGGGCTGGGATGCCGAAAATGACTGCTCTGCCGCACCAACTTGAAGGTGCTGCTTTCTTGGCAGAGCGTCAGGCGGCCCTCCTTGCGGATGCGCCTCGGGTCGGGAAGACCGGCACGGCCATCATCGCAGCAGACGACATCCTCGCCGCCAAGATCCTCGTCGTCACCACAGCGTCAGGCCGCCCCGTCTGGGTGCGGGGATTCCGTGACTGGAGTGGCTTTGACCTGCGCACCGAGGCCGTCTACGGCAAGCTGCCTGAACACTGGCAGGACGTTGACCGGCTGATCGTGTCGTGGAGCGACGTGGCCAAGTTCTCGGCTGACCTCTCGGCCCGGAAGTGGGACTTGCTCATTCTGGACGAGAGCCACTACGCCAAGTCGGTGGACGCCAAGCGCACCAAGGCTGTCTACGGGAACTTCCGGGGCGCAGCGCGCGACTGGGGCATCTGTGATGCAGCGGCCCGAGTGTGGTGCCTGACAGGGACTGCCATTCCAAATGCACCGAACGACCTTTACCCGATGCTGCGGGCGCTGGCCCCGGGCCGGATCAACGACCTCCAGCACTACGACAACTTCCTGCACCGCTACTGCGTCACGCGGAAGAAGGCGATCAACCCCTACGTCCGGATTGACGTCGTGATCGGCGGCCGGAACGAGGCCGAGTTGCGCGAGCGCATGGAGGGCTTCTGGCTGCGGCGGACGCAGCAGGACGTCGGCATCTTGGAGCCGATCTACGACCTGCTACCGATCCACCTGTCCGACAAGGAACGCCGCGAGATCGAAGCGGCCTGCCCGGACGCCGAGGAGGTGCTGCTGGCCGCCGAGACGGGCGAGACGCGGGCGCTTGAGATGCACCTTGGCACCCTCCGCAGGATCACAGGCACGGTGAAGGCTCGGGGTGTCGCCACGGCCGTATCGGAAGAGCTGGAAGACAACGACGAGAAGATCGTCCTGATGTGCTGGCACAAGGACGTCATGGACCTGCTCATGGCCGCGCTGGCGAAGTTCAACCCCGTCAAGGTGAGCGGCGACACGGACCCCAAGGCACGCGAGGATCGGGTGCGGAAGTTCCAGACCGATCCGGCGTGCAGGGTGTTCGTCGGGCAAATCCAGGCGGCAGGCGAGGCGATAGACCTGTCTGCGGCGGCTGAACTGATTTTCGTGGAGATGTCCTTTGTGCCGAAGGACGGCCAGCAGGCCGCGCTCCGCGTGACCAACCATTCCCAGCGGCGTCAGCCGCGGGTGCGCGTCGCTGCTCTTGAGGGCAGCGTCGATGAGGCGGTGCAGGGTGTCCTGCTCCGGAAACTGAAGAGCAACCGAGAGGTGATGAAGTGATCGAGATCAAGATCAGCGTGGATAGCGCGGCAGAGCTGCGCCACCACTTGAGGGAACTGTGCTTCACGATGGACCCGCCCGTTCGGGTCGGCGGTCTGACGCAGCAGGAGATTGCCGACGCCATGGCCGAGGGTCCGGGGCCGGTGATCCCGCCGCAGGAAGAGCCCAAGGCGAAGCGCGGCCGCAAGGCCGCTGCCGAGAAGGAGGCCGCCTCGGCCCCCGAGCCGGCGGCTGAGGTGCCTGCGGCAGCAGAACCCGAACCCGCCATCCGCGCGACGCCCGAAGATCGGCAGCCCGTCGCGGAAGTGGAGCAGATCGAGGAGGCCGAGGTCATCGTCGGCACGCCGACGCTGGACGACCTGAAGGCTGCGATGGCCAAAGTGCAGGAAGTGCGTGGCATGGACTGGCTGGTGAAGAACGTCCAGGCGCTGCTGGGTGCTCCGCGCGCCTCGGCTGTCGCGGACGAAGACCGGGCCGCTGCCATCGCTCGTCTGGAGGAGGCTGCACGTGGCTGACCACGGCGCCAGAGACCACGCCACGTGGTCGGCGTCGGCGAGTGACCGGCGCTGGGGCTGCCCCGGCTCCCTTGTCATGGAGGCCGAAGGCCCGCCCGACAAGGAGTCCGAGGCCGCCGCTTGGGGGACTGTTTGTCACGAAATGGCGGACATTTCCCTGCGCGACGGGTCGGACGCGATCGCGCACTTGGGCACAACGCGCAAGACCAAAGAGCACACCTTCGTCGTGGACGAGGAGATGGTCGAGACGACGCAGGCCTATGTGGACTACGTCAGGCAGGCCGCCAAGGGGGCCGTGCTGCTGGTTGAGCAGAAGTTCTCGCTCGACAGCCTTGGCACGCCGTTCCCGGCCGGCGGCACGTCCGACGCCGTGATCCTGCGCGACGAGAGCATCGAGGTTGTGGACCTGAAAGGCGGCCGAGGTGTAGTGGTCGAAGCGGAAGGGAACAAGCAGCTTCGGACCTACGCCCTCGGAGCCGTTCTGGCCAATCCGGGTCCATACCGGACGGTCAAGGTGACGATCGTGCAGCCGCGCGCACCGCATCCGGACGGCCGGATCCGCAGCGAGGAGTTCCACGTTGCGGACCTGATCGACTGGACGGGCGAGCTGCTGGAGGCCATGCAGGCCGCTTACGATGCGCGCTTGGACTTTGGCAAAGATAGGTTCGTCAACTACCTGTCTCCCGGCAACCACTGCACGTTCTGCAAGGCCCGGGCGACCTGCCCGGCCCTTGCCTCGCGTGCCTTGGAAGAGGCCCACACCTTCTTCCAGCCCGAGACAGGCAAACTGTCCACGCCCCCCGCCCCGGAGTCTTTGGGCGTGGCGCAGATCGTCCGCATCCTCGACCATGCGGACATGATCAGCAACTGGCTCAACGCCGTGCGTGCCTACGCCCAAGACCTTGCGGAAATGGGCGTTGAAGTGACAGACGGCAACTCGACCTACGTTCTGACGCCCAAGCGGGCAACGCGGAAGTGGAACACGGAGGACCAGCAGATGCTGGTGGCCGCGCTCCAGCTTTGCACCGACAGGGACGAAGCCGAGTTCTACGACGAGCCCAAACTGCTGACCCCGGCCAAGGTGGAGAAACTGCTCGGCAAGAAGGGATATGAGGCTGTGAAGCATCTCGTGTCTCAGGAGAGCAGCGGTCTCAACCTGACAAGGGCCGACAAGACGACGCGCGGGGCCGTGGTGGCCCCGGCAAAACAGTTCTTCCAGATAGAAGGAGGCCAGTGATGGCAGGCAAGAAGATGTACCGGACCGAGACGTTCAAGGGTCCGCTTATGCGTATCTCCTACGCGCAGTCGCTCCGCACCGGGCGTGCGAACGACAAGGGTGACGTGAAGTACGGCTGCACGCTCATCCTCCCCGTGGCTGACGCCGCAGGGCTCCAGCTCTTGCGCTCCAAGGTGGCCGAGTGCGTCACGGGCGAGTGGGGCGAGAAGGGCGCGGAACGGTTCAAGGCCAAGCTCATCAAGAACCCGATCTTGGAGGGCGACGGCAAGGAGGCCCGCAACAAGACGACGGGCGAGATCAACCCTGGCCTCGGCGCCGAGTTCGTCTTCATCCGGCCCACGTCCAACGAAGCCGTCAAGGTCTTC